AAGATGGGTAAGCAGTCTGATGAGAAACTGGCAGCGTTGCATAAGCAAGTCAGTGGTGCTGACCAGAGTCTTCCCTCTAATCAATTCATGTTGAAGAGAGTGACGAAGGAAATGAATCGCAGAAAGAAAGCAACTAAGACTGAGGGTTATGCCCCTGGTGATGTTGATCAGAAAGTTGGTGCTGTAACTCCTATCCCCAAGAAGGATCAGGATGATGCTCGTGCAAGAATCCTTGCCAAGGCAGCAGCAAAACGTAAAGCACGTTTGACAAAAGAAGAAGTAATTACTGAGCGTGGTGACTATTGGCATCCTGATCCTGAGAAGGATAAAAAACTAGGTGGTCCTGGTGCTAATGCTCGTGCTCGTGAAGATCGTGCTGATGCAGCAAAACCCAAAGAAGATCCCAAAAAACTGAAGAAGGGTGAGTCCTATATGGATTACTCCAAGCGTCAGAAGGCATCAAAGCAAAAGTCTGGCACTGCTACTAGCAGATTGAATGCGATGGGTGCCAACATCAAACCTAAGAAAAAATCTTTGTTGGGTAGATTGGGTCTTAAAAAAGAAGAAGTAAATCTTCAGGAAAAGTCACCTATTGAGTTGGCTCTTGATAGTGACAAGAAATTGATGAAACTTCACACTAAAGATAATCCTGCACCTAAGGGATATGCCAAAAAGGATGCAAAGGATGCGAAAGAATCTATGATGTCATTTGGCAACTTTGTTGGAGGATGATATGGTAGTAAAAACTTGTAAGTATTGCGGATTGACTTCACCTAAAGGTCATCATAGACCTGATGCGTGGATCAAAAAGCATGAATCCAATTGCCCTAAAAATCCTGAGGTTAGAGAATAATGTATTCTTTTGGCGAATATTTGCAACTAACAGAAGGAGCAGCCTGGACAAGAAAAGAAGGTCAGAACCCTGAAGGCGGTTTAAATGACAAAGGTCGTGCATCCTTACGTGCTCAAGGCCAAGACATCAAACCTCCTCAACCTGAAGGTGGTAAACGAAAAGACTCTTACTGTGCTCGTAGTAAAGGACAAATGAAAATGTGGCCGAAAGCTGCTAAAGATCCAGACAGTCGTTTACGGAAAGCCCGTCGCAAATGGAAGTGCAGAAACTGAGAGCTTGGAATTGCTAACATCGTAATACATTGTAACTGACAATTTGGGTAAATAGTATTATACTTCATTTGTATCCCCTTGATACTATGTTGGCATTCTACTTAACAATTGCAATCTTAGTCTGTATGGTTGCATACGCAGGCGTTGAATCTACTATGCAGTTATTTGCATTTGTAGATTTAGAAATACGCTGGCATATTATCCTGTTCCGCACTTTTTTCATTAGAAGAAAATTAGAAAAGGAATTGGGATTTCCCAAAACAAGTTTTTTACATCACTTTAAAACCTATGGAAAGTAATAAGGAAGTCTCCGATCTGACTATGAGTAGATCAGAATGTGAGAAGTGTGGTGCTACATGGATTAATGGGCAGCATATCTTTAGAGGCACAGCTGCATCTTATGACAGTAGTGAATTAGATCTTGCTGGTTTGGTGTGTAATAGGTTCGGCAATGAGCAATGTATCAATCCTAAAAAAGGTATCGAAGGTGGACAAACCTGGGAATCTAGATCAGGATATGTGCAAGGTGCTATAGACACTCGAAAGAAAATGCTTGAAGAGTTAGCAGATCATAACATCTAAATGTGATAGTATAGATACCATAGACGCATAAACTAGTATGAAAAGTCTTATTCGGTTTACAATTTTAGCAGCGATCGCAGCGTTGGTATTCTTTCTACCTAAGACAGCATACGCTTTGGATGTATCAATGGGTGCTGGTGGCAACCTAGTATTTGAACCTAACGAGATTACAATCTCGGCAGGCGATACGGTCCACTTCATCAATGAAGCACTACCTCCACATAACATTATTGTAGAAGGTCGTGCAGATCTTTCCAGAGAAGCACTATTGTTTGCTCCTGGAGAAACACAGGATGTTGTATTTGCTGATCCAGGAGACTATAATTTCTTCTGTGGTCCTCATCAGGGCGCAGGTATGACTGGAGTAATTCACGTAAATTAATTAAACATTATGAAAGTTGGAATGATTGGTCTTGGTCAACTGGGAGAGAGTATCTCCCGTAGGTTGATTTCAAATAAGATTGAAGTCCATGGATATCGTAGAAATTATGAAAAGGCTTCAGACGCATACGACAAGAAATATTATACTGGTGTCAATACCAATATTAAATATCTTGTAAGATCAGTAAAAGAATCTTGGATCTATGGTGAAAAATCAGGGGACACTGTTGTGCAACGTAATCCTGGTATCTTTCAACTTGCCATGCCTAAAGAATCAATTAGTGGAGTGATGGATGAGTTACTACAGTTTTGTAGTGAAGGAGATATTATTATTAATTATTGCAATTGCGATGCTAACGTTAGTAGGAAATGGTCAGAATACTTACCAAAAGTGGGTATGCAATATATTGATGTTGGCGTTGTTGGTGGTATTTCTGGTTTGGACCATGGATACGGTCTTGTGGTTACTGGTGGAAAGTATGCAGTCGATACATGCCGCACAATCTTCGATGCTATCTCAATGGGAATTAGACCTTCCTCTACCAAAAATGATTATGTAATGTATCCTCAAGATTATGGTTGGATCTATAGAGACTGGTAAAATCAATGATTTTAGAAGTAGCAAGATTTTGTGGTAGGGTCCTCAATAACCCATTGGGTGTTGGGGTCTTATCTTACTCACTAATTGTAGTACCTACTATAGGTATGCAGTTAGTTCATAAATACGGATGGAAACATTGGCAACCATTCCACAAATGAATTTTGAATTGGACATGGATGATTATGCAATCATTCTTAATGCATTACACTACTACAAGAAAGTTGAGAAGCGAGGAAACTTTAAACAATACAATGAGGATCGTGTCAATGCGTTACGTGATAAACTAGCATATCAATTGATTCCAAGTCCTGATAGCAAGAATCGATTATGATGAGTGGAATATTTGTATTTGGATTTGTTTTATTACTTACAATAGGAATGGAGTTAACTTGGCCTGTTAAGAAATGAATCAGGAACCTGATTACAATGTTGATTTGACCATAGAAGATATACGTTTATTACATCAATGTGTAATAAAGAGACTAGAAATGTGGGAGGGATCTCCTGCCAGACCACCAGAAGAGCAAGAGCACTTATGGTATATGAGAGATTCTCTTTACCGAATGATCTTAGATTATCAATTTCATGAATTATGAATTTATTCTTGCGCCCACTAGATAATGTTGCTGACCCTGTGTGGTCAGTGATCGTTATGGTGATACTTGCAGTTGCAGGAGCATTCTATTGTATCGTATACATATTAAGGATAGCGTTTGCAGAGTTAGAAGATGGGAGCATTGACACCACCGAGCAGGAAGAGCTGCTACAACTTCCGAGTGACGGAGATCAATCGTGTCCTTGATGGTGATACTATTGATGTCACTATTGACCTCGGGTTTGATCTATACAAGAAAGAAAGAGTTAGAGTTGCAGGAGTTGATACGCCAGAGAAGAGGACCAGAAACCTAGAGGAGAAAGCACTTGGAATCGACGCAACCAACTGGCTCAAAGAAAAACTCGAAGGCACGTTGGCTGGTGATGATGAGTTGTCTGTTAGGACTGAACTTGTTGGTGGCACTGGGAAATACGGGCGTCTTCTGGGTTGGCTTTACATTGGGGACGACAGTGTGTCCCTTAACGAGCAAATGATTGCAGAAGGTTATGCTCATGCCTATGATGGTGGCACCAAGGATATGAATCTTGAGGCACTACGAGAAATCAGGAGAGCACACGGTACGTTGGTTGAATAATGGCTCAGAATGAAATCTATCTTGGTAATCCGAATCTAAAACGGGCTAACGTTGCACAGGATTTTACTGAAGAACACGTTAAAGAATTTATCAAGTGCTCTAAGGATCCCGTTTACTTTATTAAAAACTACATCCAAATTATCTCACTGGATCGTGGTCTGATTCCATTTACATTGTACGACTTTCAGGAGTCGATGGTTGAAAGATTCCATGCGAATAGATTCAATATAGCAAAACTACCACGACAGTCAGGTAAGTCAACAGTGGTTACTGCATATCTGTTGTGGTATATCATTTTTAATGACAATGTTAATGTAGCAATCCTTGCCAACAAAGCAGCGACTGCTCGCGAGATGCTACAACGATTACAATTAAGTTATGAAAACCTCCCCAACTGGCTGCAGCAAGGTGTCGTCAACTGGAACAGGGGCAGTCTGGAATTGGAAAACGGCAGTAAGATCATGGCTGCCTCTACTTCCGCTTCTGCCGTCAGGGGCATGTCTTTTAATATCATTTTTCTGGACGAATTCGCGTTTATTCCGACGCACATTGCTGATGAGTTCTTTTCATCTGTCTATCCTACTATATCTTCTGGTAAAAGCACAAAGGTAATTATCATCTCCACGCCTAAGGGGATGAATATGTTTTACAAACTCTGGCATGATGCAGAGAAAGGTAAGAATGAATATACTACCACTGAAGTCCACTGGTCAGAAGTACCAGGACGTGATGCTGCGTGGAAAGAGCAGACCATTCGTAATACATCGGCAGAGC